GTCACCAGCGCCGGAACCATCCGTCACGACCCTCCCCCCCTACCCCTGACCTGCGGAAACGCGGCAGGCTTGCGGGGTGGTGACCATGCCGGGGACAGGCGCCCGTGCGGTGGTCACTGACCGTGGTCCGCGGTCACTGGTTCGCGGTCACTGATCGTGACTGGTCCCGGATGGTGTCACCATTGCCTGCTGGTCATCCACCGCGTCGTGCCGCGCATGCGGTTGCCGCGCCTGGCGTTCAGGATCGCGGTGGTCTTGCGCTGCCCGTCGGAGCGGTTACATCCGCGGTGGGCCGGGCCACGCCAGCCGGCGCGATCGTCGGTGTGGTCAAGGTCCCAGGGTGTGCCGGGCTGGATCCACGAGCCGCACTTGACGCACCACGCCTGGCCTGCGTCGACCCTGGGCTTCCACTGGGCGCGGAGCCGGGCGTGCGGGCCGCCGTAGCCGCGCTGCGCGGTGCTGCCCCGGCGCGCCCACCGCTGGTAGTCCCGGCGGGTGCGGGCCATGGTCAGAGCCTCTGTCGGAGTTGAACCGCTACCGCACGGCAGGGCACGGAATCCGTCTTGACCCCTGCCAGCAGACCCACCGGGGAGAGGCAAGCCATGGTCAGTCCTGCTCCAGTGCCCGCGCCGCATTCCCGAGCAGCGCCATGACCTTCTCGTGAAACTTCTGCTCAGCTGCCCAGTCGGCGGCGCAGAACCAGTGGTCGAAGCCCAGTTCGTCGGTGAGCTTGACCGCGACGTCCTCGGTCAGGCAGTCGTAGCAGCGCGGCGCGGCCATGGTCACCTGGTGACGGTGCGGCCGGGGTGGTCCTGCGCCTCGGCCACGGCCTCGCGGATCCGGTAGTCGCGCCCGGGTTCGCCGTCAATGTTGTCGCCGAGGAACTCCGCGGTGATATTGGCGATTGCCTGGCGCAGGTCGAGGTGCACTTCCTCCGTGCGCTTGCTGTGCAGGGCGGTCGCCTCGTCGATGGCGGCCCGGTACTCGCGGATGTTCACGGTCCCGAGTCTGCCATGGCTCAGCGCACGCTCACGCGGACGTGCCCGGCCCACAGGACGGCGAGGACGGCGATGAGCAGGATCAGCCAGCGCGGCATGGCGGTCAATCGTCGCCTCCCCTGGTCAGCGGGTTGCGGCCGGGACGCCTATCTCGCGGGCGGCACCGACGGTGAACACGGCCGACTTGACCTCCTGGCTCTTGCGGAGTTCCTCGACGAAGCGGGCCATGATGGCGTCAGCGTCGTCGTCGCGGCCGTTGTCGTGGATGCCGTGGCCGTGGATGGTCATTGCCCATTCACCCATGGTGATCAGTCCTTCTTTCGGCACGAGGGGGATAGTGGCGAACGCGAGGCGGGCGAACTCTACCGCCGCCGGGTGCAGGCGGCCGAGCGGCTGCGCGGGCGAGTAGTGCAACCGGAACGCGGAACTGGCCTCGATCGCCTCGGCGGCGGCGCGGACACAGGCGGGCAGCGCCATGGCCTCGGCCTCGACGTCTATGTCAGCCATGGTCGTGCCTGCTGCACGGCCAGCTCCGGGTGATCCACGAGCCGCCGGGGTGCAGTTCGTGCCAGATGACGCAGCCGCACGCCCACCCGGTGCGGTTGCAGGCCATCTGCCAGGCGCCCCTGATCGCGGCGGCGGCCATGGTCACGGCGCCGCCGGGCCGGGGATGCGGATCTCGGCGATGGCCAGGATGACCAGGGCGGCAATGAGCAGGATCAGCCAGCGCGGCATGGTCAGCTCCCGAACTCCACCCATACCGGCGGCTGCGACGGCGGGCACGGGCCGGGTCCATGGTGGCCTGAGCAGGCGGTGGTGTAGGTGTGCTGCGCCGCGCCCTGCCAGCCGATCGGCGTGATGGTGGCGAATGCGGGGTTGAGCACGAGGTGGCCGCCGCAGAAGGTGCCCGCGCAGTAGCAGGCGTTGTGGTACTCGAGGCCATTCGCCTTGGTGCACATGGTTACCTCCGGTCAGATGTCAGTGCACGACGCTGAGCGGCGGCCGGCAGCGGTGGGCAAGCGCCGCGTCATCCGCCGCTTCCTCGCTGGTATACCCGACACCATCCGCCCCGCATGGGCAGGTCCATACCCAGCCTGCCGGGAGCGCGCGGCCTTGAGATGTCCTCTCACCTTCTGCGGCGGGACCCCAGACAAGCACGTCAGGCATCACCCATGTCAGCCTCCTCCGGTCAGAACAGCGGGGTCTCGGCCATGGGTGCCGTGGTCTCGAAGTAGACGAGGTCCTGGTAGCCGGGGGCCATGGCCGCGAACTCCGCCTGGGCGGTCTCGTCGGGGACGTGTTCCCAGCCGTGGTCGGTGAGGCGGTACCAGCCGGGTTCGCGGAGCGGCTCAGCCATGGTCACGGGACCGCCGGGCCGGGGATGCGGATCTCGGCGGTGATGACGCCGTTCTCGTCCTGGGCGAGCTCAACAACGGCGCCGTCGACGGGGCCGCGGGGGATGCGTACAGGCAGCATGGCAATCGGGCCGTCCATGGTTACCTCCGGGTAAAAGCGCCAGGTCCCGGCGTCCGGGGGGGTTTGGATGCCGGGCCTGGCTGCCGCGCTGGGGAGGGCCCGCAGGGATGGGTATCGGGGGTGCGGGCGTTAGCGGGCGCGAGCCGCACGCGGGTGCGTCCGGGCATGCGGCGTCAGGCACAGTTCACCGCGCGCAACCGCCGCTGTCAAGCGCCCCGCGCCAGGTGTCTCCGGCTGCGGGCAGCCTGCCGGGGCTCAGATGAACTCCGTCGCGGGCACCTCAGCCCACGCGACAGACTCCTGGCCCCACGCTTCGCGCAGCTTAGCCAGCTCCTGCTTGACCAGCGGCACGTCCGCATCGGCGAACACCACGCAGAAGCAGGCGTTCTGGTAAGGCTGGTCCGGCAGCGAGTACCACTCGCCGTGCGTCTCGCGTGCCCGGCCACTGAGCGCGAGCCTGACCTGCTGCACGAAGGCGGCCCAGTCGGCCTGACTGAGCTTGTCATCGCTGTTGCCGGCCGACACGTAAGCGGTGATCATCGTGTGCGTCCTCGTGTGCGTCACGGGCAGCTGAAGAAGCCGGGGGTCAGGGCGGTGACCGGGTTCGTGCAGCCGATCACCTTCCAGATCTCGTTGGCGCGGTCGTTCTCCGGGAAGGCGAGCACCTGCGGGCCGCGGCCGCCGCGGGCGTCCAGGACGAGCGGGTGGTTGAACGCGTTGCCGGACATGGCGTTATTGGCGAGCACGTAGCCGCCGGCGGCCGGGATCGGTGACCAGGTCTGGAACCGGTTGGCGAGGTTGACGACGCCGGGCACGCCCGCGCCGCCGTCAGGGGCCCCGGCGGTGAAGTGCGCGCCGAACGTATTGCAGGTCCGCTCGACGGCGTGCCAGCGGATCGCCAGGCCGCCCCACCAGGTCCTCGGCCCGTCGCGGACGGCCTCGACGGACAGGCACAGGTTGCCGGTGCTGTTAATGGTCCCGCCGAGGTGACGGCCGTCCGGGGTGACCTCGGCCACGTACTCGCCGAACCCGGACACCGGGTCCAGGACCGGGCTGCCGTTCGTGCCGCACGGCATGGCCGCTGTCGGGGCGACCGGGGCGCTGCCGACGGTGAACGAGCACGCCTGCCAGACGGTGAAGTCCTGGGCGGAGTCGCTGGCACTGTACGGGGTGACGGTCACCTGCGCGTTCCACGTGTCGCTCGCCGCTGTCAGCGTGAGCGAGGACGCGTCGGGCTGGATGCCGGAGCCGAGCAGCGGCAGGTAAACCCCGCCGCAGCCGATGGGCGCGCTGACGGGGGTGGCGATGCTGGTGCACGTGCCGGTGGTGGCGCGCGCCGCGGTGGCGCCGGCTGCGGCCAGGGCGGCGGCGAGGACGGCGCCCGCCGCGAGCGCGGTGATGCGTCTGGACATGGAGGCGCCTCCCGGTGCGGTCAGTTGCGGTCAACCTACAGGACGCGCCAGGGCGCCGCGCGGATTACGGGCGGTCAGCCGCCATCGCCCACTACGGCCCTGACTACAGCCTGCGCGGCGGCATCCCAGTGCGCCCGGATGGCCGGGCTCTGGCCTGCCCAGTCCGGCAGGTCCTCGCCGTGGATGCTCTTGCCGCCGCAGCTCTTGATGTACGCCTCGTAGGCGATCTGGCCCAAGTCGTCCATTCCTCTCACGGTCCCAGGATGCAAGCACGCTCACGGTTAGTCGGGCAGCCGCCAGTACACGGACCCGCCGTGAACGGGCAGTACACGTCGGTGCTGTCCAGGTAGCCCGACTCCTCGGCGCGGCACAGCGGGCCGCTGTTCGTCAGCGGGTAATCATATGCGGGTTCATCCATGCGTCCCTCCTGGCGCGTCCTGCACGGTGAGCCACGGCGCCAGCGCAGCGTGAAGGCGCTGCAGCTCGCCGATTTCATAAAGGGCATGGCCGCGGCCGCCGCGGCTGCCGGGCAGCTTCCTGGCCTCGCCGACGGGCACCAGGCCGGGCAGGTTACGGACGATGACCGCGAACCGGGCCTCCTCGACGGGCTGCCCGGCGCGCCCGAACTCCTCGCACGCCTCGCCGAGGGTCCACCCGTGGGCGGTCACGGCGCGCGGTCCAGAAGATCGCGGTACCGTTCCCAGGCCGCACGCTCCCGCTTGCGCAGCTCCACGTCCATCGCAGTCGGGCGATAGCCCTCCGGGCGTGAATCCAGCCGGTCGATCTCCCGCCACACCGTGACGGATGCGGCAAGGAATTCGGCTTGCGCCCTGGCCAGCTCATCAGTGCTCACCCGGCGTCCCGGGCGGCGAGGATGGCGCGGAGCTGGGCGACGGTCATCTCCTCCGCGTGGATCGCGTCCGCCGCGTGCGGCCACGCTATCCACACGCCCATGGCGGCGTGCCGCCACTCCTCCAGGATCTTGCCGGGCACGGCCGCGACGGCGAGCATGGTGTCACCGCCGAGCCCGTCGAGCGGCGGCGGGGCGCGCACCTCCCGGACGACGACCAAAGCGACGCCGGGCGGCATGCGGTCATCAACGACCACCGGGATGCCGAAGAGCTCAGTCAGCGGGCCCGCCGACGCGGGGGACGACGCGGCGGGCGCCCCTGGACAGGCACACGGCGGGGCGGCGGGCGCCGCGCGGCTGCCGGTTATGCGGGCCGAGGGCAACGAACCTCCGGCCTGCGGCGTCTTCCTGGGGTCCGACAGCGCGGCCGGAGACGGTCCGCCCGCACTCGGGGCAGACGCCTTTCGCGCGCTCCTGCGCAGCCATCTACGTGCCATTCGCCGCCGCTCCGAGCACGCCCGAAACGGACTGGCGGGGCAGCGCGCCAAGCAGCGCCAGGGCTAGCACGCGCGCATCATGGGCGGTCAGCGCGACCTCGGCAGTGCGCCCGAGGGCGTCGGCCAGCTTGAGCGCCGCGCCATCTTTCAGGGGCAGCACCTCATACCGGACCGGGTAGGCGTCCGAATGGCCGCCCACATCAGCGCCGATGATGCGCATAACTCCTCCAGATCCGGCACGGTCTCGACCCTGCCGTCCGCCCACGCGAGCACGGGACGGCCGCGCTCGTCGGTGCCCATGGCGGCGACGGGCCGCAGGCCGTTGCCGTCGAGGCAGCGCCCGCCGTCGGCGCGGGCCCCGGCGAAGCACTCGACGTGACCGGTCGGGCGGCCCCGGGCGTCGAGCGCGACCTTCAGGGTGACCAGGCACCCGCAGTACGGGCAGGCCCGGCCGCGCAGGTGCCGCCACCGCTGCGCCTCGTCGATCGCCGCGACGCTGCGGGCCTCGTCCAGGCGCTGCTCCAGCTCGGCGATGACCAGCCGGTACAGGTCGTCGTCGGCGATCTCGGCCAGGGCGCCGATGGCGTCCAGCGCCGCCAGCGTGTTGGCGTCGGAGCCGCCGCGCACCGCCAGCGGGCCGCCGCGGCGGGCCCCGGCCGCGTACTTCAGGACGCCCTCCAGCTGCCGGGCGGTCGCGTGGACGGACGTCAGCGCGAACAGGGCGGCGGCGTTGCCGGGCAGCGGCGCGGCCGGGGGGCGGGCGGCCATCCCGGGGGCGGCGGGCGCGGCCACGTCCGGCTCCGGGGCCAGCCGCTCCAGCCGCGGCAGGTAGGAGGCCAGCAGCGTGCACGCCTCCCGCACGAGGTCCGCCGCAGTGGCCACGCATCACCTGCCCGCATCCGCCGGTACCGGGAGACGTACGGAGACCATCGTATCGGGGCAGGTGGCGAGTTACGTGCGCGGAACGGCGGGCTCCGCTCCGGTCAGTGCCGCCGTGATGGCCAGGACGGTCGGGCACGGCCAGTCCTCGCAGCGGCAGTGCACGCACGGGTGGCGGTCCCGGTACGAGCAGTCCGGGCAGTCGCGCACCGCGTCGAATGACCGGACCGTGTTCTTCGTCCAGTCGTGAGCCTCGCAGCGCAAGCCCAGATCCCAGGAACGGACCGGCTTGTCCTGACGGGCGTGCAGCTTCAGTGCGGCCTCTACGGCAGCGAGGAGACGGGGCATCGCGGTCCTGGCGGTGATGATGAACGCGGCGTCGGCCTCGGTGTAGTCCGCCTCCAGGATGTTGGTCAGGTAGGTGATCGCGATCGGCGACGGGGAGTCAAGGGGGCCGATGATGCGGACCTCGGACCACCCTTCATCGGCGATGTCGCGTCCGTGCTTCTCCTCGCTGCCCCACGGACCCGGAGTGGCTTCGAGGTGAGTCTTGCGCCACCCGGCCAGGGTGGCGGCTAGGTCGTCAGCCATCGTGTTCCTCCGTCGTCTCCCGGGCGCCGATGCCGAACCCGTCGAGCGCCTCGCAGCGGCCGCCCGGGCAGGCGGTGCACGGGACGGGCGCGCAACCGCCGGCGATGTGTCCGCGGCCGGGGCCGAGATCACGGCGGAAATCATGAGCTGCCATCGGGTGATGACAGAATACGCAGTCCATGTCACTCATCCTCCGTACTCTCGGCGGTGGTCCCGACGCCGAACCCGTCGAGCATCAGCGCGGCCAGCCGCACCAGCGCCGGGCCGTTCGCGTGCGTGATCACCGGGGCGTGGCCGCGCCGCGCCAGCGCCATCGCCGCGTCCGCCACCAGCGCCGCCGCGTCCGCCTCCCGGACCAATATGCCCCCCTGGACAGGCGCGCCGCGGGCAGCGCGGAAGGCGCGCGCCAAGGCGGAGGATGGTGACCGGACGGTCCCGGCCATCCTAGCGGGGCAGGCGGCCGTCATCCCGCCATGCCTGGGGGGTGTAGTAGACGTACATTGACCGGTCAGGGAACCACCAGAGCCCGCCGTCGTAGACAAGGTCCTGGTGATGACCCCCGCTGTCAACGGGCTGGCCGCGGTGCCCTCGCCCCGGTAGTGCTGCCAGCCGGGGTAATGCTGCCAGCCGGGGCGGGGGGCGAATATCCCGATCAGGGCGCCGCACGTGGAGCAGGCGTAGGCCTCGTCGTCCTCCCGGCCGTCGCCGTCATCGCCGGTGCCCGCGATGCGCTCAATGATGGCGAGCAGGCCGGCGATCACCTCGCGGGCCTCGCCGTAGGCGCAGGCGTACGCCATGCCGGCGTCCGCGTCGCCAGTGTGCTCCTTGACGGCGGCGGGGCCGGAGACCGCGATCAGCCCGCGGGCCCGGGCGACGGTGCGGCGGTCATGGCCGGAGAGGCCGGCGGGCGGTGCTGTCTCGCTCATGTCATGCTCCCTGCTTGCCGTTCCTGGCACGTGAGATTGTCCGGATATCGCAGCCTGCGAGCTTAGCCAGGGCGGCGTTCGCCAGGCCCGGGTTGTCCCGGATGACGGCGGCGGCCCGGGCCTGCTTTGTCAGGCCGGCGCGGCGCTCAGGCGGCGGCGGCCTGCCGGGCCCGCCGTCCTTGCCGTCATCGTGCGCCATGACAGGCGGGGTGACAACCGGCTGGCCAGCCACCGCGTCATGCCGGGCGCCGCGGACGAACTGGACAACCATCTCGGCGCAGCCGATGAACGCGACAGCGGGCCACGCAGACAGGGCGGCGCCGATCAGCGCGGACACGACAGAACTGATCCACGCTGCAGGCAGGCCGTCGAGGATGTTCGCGGCGATCGTGGCGATGACACCGGTGATGAGCATGCCCCGGGCGAGCCTGGGAACAGGCAGCTCCCGGCGGGCAGCGTGCAGCATGACAAGGCTGGCAGCCGCGATCAGCCCGTCAACGGACAAGGGCAGCAGCCGGGCGGCGGTGCCATCTTGCCCGTGGGCGCGGCCGAGAGCGTAAATGTGCGAGTAGGACACGATGGCGCCGAACGCGGCCACGGCGAGCACGACGATGGCGGCCAGGACGCGGATCGCCGTGTCGCCGTCGATGGCACGCCAGCGTCCGGGTTTGTCCGGCGGCGTCCGAGCCTGTCCAGGATCGTCCTGCTGCGGCCATGGCCGCGCGGGGCCGTGCTCGGGCAGGCGCAGCGGCGCCAGGGTCACGGAGCGGCCGCGGCCGTTCGCGTGCGGCGCTGCTGTCATGGTCATGGCGTCATCTCGAGCTGGACCGGCTTGGCGGCAATGCGGAGCCGTGCTGCCGGGGTGCGAGACTCCAGGTTGCCGGCGATGCGCCGGAGAAGTTCCGGATCGTCCTTTACCTGGCCGATCAGGGCGTTGCAGCGATGGCAAGCAAGACCGCGCCGACAAGCGCTGCACGATCTCCGCGGCGGGCAGCAGGCGTGGTCGTGGTCAACATTGGCCTTACTGCGGATCATCTCCTGGCCGCACAGGTAGCACCGGCCGCCCTGCCCATCCCACATCGCCGCGAACACCTGGGTGTAATCCGAGCCGTGCTCTCGTTCCGCGCGTCGCAGATTGAGTGCTTCGCCGTTCTTGCGTCGGTAACGGCGCATTTGCCCGGCCTGGTCGCCCTTGCTTCTCGACCGCGCGCGATCCTCCACTGATCCTCCATTCGTCACTCTCCGCATCCTCCAGAAATCCTGCAATTGCAGGATTCTCGCGCGTGCGCGCGTCGCCTGCGCGTAGACGGGCGCGCACCTCCAATTGGAGGAACTCCGCTGGAGGATCACGCGGAGTTAACCCGGCGGCGGGACTGCCGGAACTCGCGCAGCAGGCCATCGTCGGCCGACCGGACCGCCTCCATCGCCGCGGCCACGTCGCCGTCCGCCCCGGCCGGGGCGTACCGGCCGCGGCCCACCTGGACGACCGCGCCGAGGCCGGCCAGCCGCCTCAGCATCTGGTGCACCCACGACTCCGACATGCCCGACAGCTCGGTCAGCTGGCCGGGGGAGACCGGCCGGGCCCGGGTAGCCGACTCCAGCGCGTCGGCGAACGAGGCCCGCTTGCGGTTCATCACGCGGGGGAGCGCGGCCACCATGGCCGGGTCGGGCCGGAAGCCGGCCGGGACGGCGGGCAGCCGGGCCTGCTCCTGCGCCAGCCGGGCGGCGGCCGCGGCGCCGTCGCCCTCGCCGGGCGCCGCGGCGGGCAGCGGGCCCGCGGCCTGCAGGACACCGGTCATCTGCCCGCTGGCGGCGTGGTAGTCCTGCGGGCTGGCCGCGGCGAGCATCGCCGCGTACCGCTGGTACTGCGGGGACAGCTCGCGGAAGATCTCCGGCAGCCGCTCCCACCGGGTATCCCACCAGCCCTGCCAGCGGGCGGCATACAGCCGCAGCGGAGGGCGGTCCATCTTCAGCGCGCAGTTCTGCAGCATGATCTTCGCCAGCAGGTCATGCGGCATGTAGGGGGCGCGGATCTCCTCGGTGTCGGCCTTCGCGCCGTCCTTGAGCAGGAACGTGCCCGGCTCCTCGAGCCTGGACGCGTCGTGCTTATGGAAGTCCTTGATGAAGAACGCGCCGTGATCTGCCTGCTCGGTGCGGAACAGGACCCGGCGGGGCAAGTTGGAGCGCGTCTGCTCATCCCGCACGCTGGATTCGAGGGACCCGTACTGGGTGAAGACCTCGACATGGACGGCGACGGCGCGGCCCTGGCTGGCGATGTCCATCAGCAGTTTCGCGCATTCGGCATCGCCCCGCTGGACGGAGGTGAGCTTGAATGTCTCGTCGACGAGCAGGTGGATCGCCGGGTCCTCGATGGTGGGGACATGCTGCTCGGAGCCGAAGTACATGCGGCCGGACCGCTCGGTGATCTCGTCGGCGAGCATCTGCAGCACCTGGCGGGCCTCGTCCAGGGTGATCACCGGGTAATCGACGCCGGGCAGCAGCGGGCGGGCGGACCGGCCGCCCTTGAGGTCGATGAGGATCTGCCAGTCATCCATGCAGCCGGACAGGTTCGCTGCCTCGACGGACAGGTAGTTGCTCTTCCCGCTGCCGGTCTGCCCGCCGACGAACGCCGACTTCAGCAGCGTGCCGGTCCGCCATTGCCCCGTTTCCGTCTTGCCGAGCACCGCGAGGTCGCTCACCGACCGCGGGGCCAGGGCCAGGTCGTAGGCGACTGGCTCAGCGAGCGGGCTGGCCTTGCGGAACTCCAGGAAGAACCGGGAGCCGTCCTTCTCGTCGGGGAAGTGGCGGACGCTGCCCGGCGGGAACATGCCGGCCAGCGCGGACGGGATGAGGCTGATGATCCGGTCGACGTACCCGGGGGAGTGGCGGCCCGGGACGCCCTGGACGTGCAGGCGGGCGGTGATCTCGGTCTCCCACACGGCGATGACGCGGGACCCGCCGAGCTGCCAGTCCCAGCAGTAGGACTGCCACCAGGCGTCCCACCGGGCGGTCCTGCGCTGCCGGCCGCGGCGGCCGCGGGGCCGCTTGTGCCGCCACCACGGGATGCCCCACGCGACGGCCAGGGCGCACAGCAGCCCGGCCAGGACCAGGCCGGCCATCCCGGCGGCGGGGCCGAGGAGCGCGGCGAGCCACAGCCACCCGGCGGCCGCGGCGGCGGACAGCCGGGCGTAGGCCCGCTCGGCCGGGCGGCCCCACTTGGACGGCGCGAAGAACCACACGGCCGCGGCCAGGACCAGGCCGGCGATCCCGGTGATGACGGCGGCGCCGACGCGGTGCAGCGCCGCGCCGGCCGGCCACAGGGCCAGCGGGACCGCCAGCGGGACCGTGACGTGCCGGTTGCGGCGCAGCCACCTGCCGATCGTCCGGTAAGCCGCCTCCGATTCCCGCTCCGGCTGCTGCCACGGGGGCACCCGGGCCGGGACGGGCTGGCGGGACGGCAGCGGGACGAGATCCTTGCCGGGCATCAGCGGCTGCCGTTCTCGGACAGCTCGGCGTGATGCGGGGCCTGCCGCGGGGACTGCGCCAGCTCGCCGACGCTCATGGCCATCAAGGTCATCAGGGCGCTGCCGCCCTCGCCGAACGTCATCGCGGCGGCCTGCAGGTGCTGGGATGCCCTGGCGAGCGGCTCGGTGATCTCCGGGCCGTAGTTGTCCTCAGCCATGTTGCGGGACAGCATGCCCGCCATCTGCGCGAACCGCTCGCACGCCTCATTGGACGCGGCGATCGCCGCCCGCTTGGCGTGGATGTTGCCGGCGGCGGCCCCGGCGTGGATCTGGCTGATGCCGTCGGCGAGCTGCTCGACGCCGCCGGTACTCGTTCCTGCTGCCACTGGGATTCCTCCGTTAATCCATTCGCTGTACCGCTTCGTCTCGGCGGGATCAAAGGTCCAGCTGTTTCCGTCATGGCCGGTGGGCTCGGGGATTCTCATGGTTCCTCCGCTGGGGACGGATCGCGGCCGGGCGGCAGCGGGCCCGCTGCCATTGCCCCCGGCGGCCGGAGGCTGCCCGGGGCGCCTGACCGCAGTCGCGGCGGCCCGGGCGCGGCGCGGCACAGCGGGCGGGCGGGCGGATGGCCCGCCGCCGCCGCCGTTCTTGCGGGCGTAGTCGCGCTCGGCCAGCCAGTCCCTGAGCCAGGCGTCCGCCTGGCGGAGCCGTATCTCGTGCCGGACCGGCCGCTGGCCAGGCGGGCCGCCGCGGACGGCAGCGCGCTGCCGCATCCCGGCCGTGCGCGGCCCGGCCCAGGCGCTGCCGCGGGCCTGCGAGACGGAGCGGGCGAGGAACCCGCCGCCGAACAGCACCACGGCCAGCACCACGATCGCCTGCCCCATGTCATCCCCCCGCCCACACGGCGACCTGCGACACCAGCTGGTGCGCCGGCGCGCTGGTCACGGCGTAGAACTGGCTGGCGGCCCCGCCCGCGGCCAGCGCCAGCACCAGCGGGGCGGCCAGCGCCACGTACGCATATGCCGGATCGGGTGCCCAGATCAGGGCGACGAGCAGGGCAGCGATCAGGGCCAGGCCGCCGACCGTGACCAGCGCCCAGCCGATCCCGCCGCCCGGGCCGGTCCCGCCCACTGCCATGCCGCCGAGACGCTCGACGGTCCGCTCGGCCCACAGGCCGACTGTGGACACGGCCAGCACCGTGCCCGCCGCGTACATGAGCAGGATCACGCCGCGGTGAATCCACGGGTGGGTACGCGCGGGCAGCCTGGAGTAGTGGCGCAGCACCAGCCAGCCCAGGCCCGCCGCGATCAGGGCCTCGCCGCCGCCGAGCCAGTAGCCGATCCCGCCCATCACGCCGCCCTCCGCCGCGGGCCGCCCGCGCTGCTGTGCCACGCGCCGCGCTGCAGGGCCCGCAGCTCGTCCTCGCCCAGGCCGCCCCAGATCCCGGACCGCTCCCCGGACGCGACGGCGAACCCCAGGCACTGCTGCCGGACGGGACAGCCGGCACAGACTGCCTTAGCGCGGGCCTCGCGGCGGCGGTGCGCCCGCCACTGCTCGGTGTCACCGGGGCCGAAGAACAGGCCCGGCTGCCCGGCGCACGCGGCGAGGGACCGCCAGCCGGTCACGGCGCGTCCCCGGTCATCACGCCGTTGTCGTAGCCGAACGGCCCGGTGACCTCGCCGCGCGGCCGCGGCTCCGGGCGGGCCCCCGCGCCGGCCGGGGTGGCCCGGGGCCCGGCCGCCGCAGGGTGACGGCCGGGCCGCAGGCGGCGGGAGGCGAACGGGACGGCGAGCACCGCGGCGGCGGCGGCCAGGCCGGCCACGGCGGGCCACATCAGCGCACCCCGAGCGCGGCGGTGATGGCCTTCGCGGTGACCTCGACGATGCCGGGGGTGTAGAACACGATGGCGACGGCCACCGCCAGGACCAGGAACTGGGCGAACCGGGTGATCTCGCGGGTGAACAGGAAGAACACCGCGATGATCCCGGTGCCGCCGACGAACAGCGGGGCGATCAGGCCGCGGATCCAGTCGATGAGGCCGGCCGTGCTCATGCGGTGCTCCCTGCGGGGCTGCGGGCGGCGGCGCAGGGGAAGGGCGCCGCCGCCGGGACGGTCACGCGGTCCAGGGCTCCGGCGGCAGGCCCCGCTCGGCGGCGGCCAGCTCGAGCAGCTCGGTGAACAGCGGGGTGATGTTCGGCGGCGGCAGCGGGCCGGCGGTGATGTCGGCGGGCGGTGGTACGTTGGGCATTGCATGGCCTTCCATGGGGAATGGAACTGACGGTGAGGGCGGGTCCGGTGTTCGCAGCACCGGGCCCGCTTTCGCGTGCGGGGTGGGCCGTCTGGTCGTCCGCAGTGGTCATGCCGACCAACGTAACCCATGTCTAACATGGACGCAAGAGACCTGCTACCTTATGCTGAGGCAGCATGACGGGTTACGTGAAGGGCACCACCCCGGACGGCGAGATAGCGCACATGGACGAGTCGTTCTACCGGGCCACCAGCGCCATCAGGGCGTGGCCGGATGTGGCTCAGGCCTGGGAATCAGCCAAGGCCCTCGCCAAGCTCGTCGAGAAGCTGCGCACCGAGACCGCGGATTTCCGCGACTGGCTCGCCGCCTACATGGCCGACGAGCGTGGCCTGACGCACGAGGAGCTGGCCGCGTTCATGGGCGTCACCCGGGCGGCGGTCAGCCAGAGGATCGCACGCGCACGAGAGAAGGGATATCCCGTGACCGAGCCAGCCACCCTGCCAGAGCAGCCCCACGTCGGGCTCGCCATCATCACGTCACCGGACCGGCACGTCCTGATTGCCAAGCGGCGGGACGGCATCCCGCCGTGGACGTTCCTGGGCGGCGACATCCACGAGGGCGAGTCGGCGGGAGGCGCGCTGCGCCGCCGCGTCCAGGCCGAGAGCGGCCTGACGGTCGAGTCGTTCCAGTTCATCGGCAGGCGCATCCACCCGAAGACCAGCCGCGTGATGGTGTACTGCCATGTCGCCGTATCGGCGGGCGAACCGCAGGTCGGCGACCCAGAGGACCTGGAAGAGGTCCGGTGGGTCAGCATCGACGAGACGCGCGGCCTAATGCCGGACATGTACGGGCCGGTGCGGCAGTACCTCGACGAACTCCAGCGGGAGACGTAAAGACCATGCCGGCGGCTACGGAATTCGTGCTCTATCGCGTCTGGGGTGAAGCGGGCCTCTTGCTCTACGTCGGCGTTAGCAAGAACTTCGGCGCCCGCTGGAAACAGCATGCGAATATGCAGCCTTGGTGGAGTGAGATGCGGCAGCTAACGGCCGATGAGTGGTTCAGCTCCCGGGCCGATGCCGAAGCAGCAGAAAGGGCAGCCATCGGGGCGGAGCAGCCGAAGTACAACAAGCGGCAGGACACGGAAACGCCAGCCTCAATGCCCTTGGGGTGCATATGCGCATATACGCATGGTTAGCTCTGCCGCGCCATGCCTGCTGCCCCGGGAGCAGCAGCAGAAGGACCGGCTGTTCATCGCGATCGTGCGGGCGCTTTCCTGACGAGCCGCTTGCCCTCCGTCTCCATGTGCACGTAGCGTGCCCGCATGGAGGGGACCGCCCAGAGCGCACGGCTCGCCGAGTACGCGCGGGCGCACCCCGAGATCAGCTTCTGCTGCGTCGAGGGCAACCACTACGCGTGGAGGCCGGCCGCGGACGGCGGCGAGCTGTCGCACGGCCGGGACGAGGACGAGCTGCTCGCCAAGCTGGCCGGGCTACCCGCCTAGGGCACCGCGCGCAGCCGCGGGGGGCGCGGACGGGGCACGGGCAGCCCGGCGGCGGCCAGCGCCTCGTCCGCCGCGCGCGCCCGCTCGGCCTCGATGACCTGCTCGTCGAACGACCGCCGCCGCAGCAGCTCCGCCGCCAGGTCCGGGCGCCCGGCGGCCGCGCAGACCCGCGCCGCCTCGGTCAGCACCCTGGCGCCGGGCCGTCCCGGCCTGGCCGCGCCACGCCGCGCAGGTGCCGCCATCGCGTTCCCTCCCATGGCCAGGCCCGCCCGGGGAGATCCCAGGCCGTCCGCTCCGCAGCGGGCGCGTCTCGTCTCACAATGTGACAATCCCCGTATTTGTCCTATGTGATTCACGCGCGCCGCGCAAGCCGTTGCGGGAAACCCGCGCCGCCCGCCGCGCGATTGCGTTACGTGCCCCGGGCCCGCGGGGAGGCGGCCGGGGAGCCGGCGCGGCGGGCGGCGCCGCGGCGCTGGAGGTCCGCGACGTGCCACACCCGGTCGGCGTCGTCCAGGCGCCCGGCGGCGGCGTCCCAGGCCTTGGCGTCGGCAGAGCCGGCCCCGAAGACCTGGTCGCCGGACGGGCCGGTGACGCCCCCGGCGGCCAGGGCGCGCAGCCGCTCCCAGATCCGGTCGGCGTAGGGGCGCCCGGCGGCGTAGCGGCCGGCGTCGTCCACCGGCGGCGCCCACCCGGGCGGCTCGGCCGGGACGGCGGGCGCGGCCGGGGCGGCCGGGGCCAGCTCGTCCGCCTTCCCGGCCAGGACCGCGGTGAGCGACTCGTAGGTGACCTCGTATACCTCGGCGATGTGCCGCAGCGTCCCGGCGGGGAAGGTGTTGATGCGGGCCTCGTATGCCTTCTCGATGTCGGCCTGCATCCGCTTGTTGAGCTTCCGCTCGCGCTCGAACTGGGTCCGGTACCTGTAGCCGAGAGCCTGACGGCGGCCCTCCAGCAGCTCGCCGAGTAGTTTCCACGCGCCAGGCGGGGCGCTGATCCCGGATTGCTTCCGGCCGTCTGCCATGACCGATGTCCCCTTTGTGCCTAGAAGTCCGTCCCCGTACTGACTCTGACCGTGCATGCCGATGCCGTCAAGTACCGGGCATGTTACCAGGAAACAGCAGCTTAAACCGTGTCTCGTATATATCAGACTCACCTCTGGGGTGTGGAGAATATCTCTATGTCCTATTGACATACCTCTACGCGCATCCGTACTGTCTCCACATGCCTCCAGTCGCGACCGCCAAGCCTAACGGCCCCAAGATCGCCGAACTCATCGAGAGACGCGGCTACAGCCTGTCCGGTTTCGGGCGCTCGCTCGGCCGGCACCCGCAGACGATGTGGAACATCGTGCGCAAGGAACCCGACACCAGCGTCGCGTTCCTCAACCAGATCGCCCACGCCCTGTCATCCCCGGGATCCCGCGTCAGGCTGCGCGACATCAGCGACGCGGGCGGGGACGAGCAGTCCGATGCGGAGCCGGAGGTCCCGGCCGCATGATGGCCATCGCCTTGAGCGGCAAGAAGGGGACCGGACGCGCAGCCCTCATTGACGATGAGGACTGGCCGCTGGTGGAAGGCCGCAAATGGCGGCTATTCGAATATCCATCTGCACCCGGACGCCGCAACAAGGGACCGTACGCGATCACCAGGGTGTACCGAGCCGACGGGAAGCCGACCACCATGCTCATGCACACCGCCATCACCGGGTGGCCGCGGACCGATCACGAGGACCACAACGGCCTGAACAACCAGCGGTCGAACCTGCGGCCCGCAACAAGTGCCCAGAATCAGCACAATCGGCGCTCAAACATCAAGGGTTCATCCAGGTACAAGGGCGTGCACTGGGTTACCGGGCATCGCAGATGGCGGGCGATGATCCGCATTGACGGCACGCAGCGGTACATCGGCCAGTTCACGAGCGAGGAAGAGGCGGCACTCGCCTACAACTACGCCGCCCTGGAAATCTACGGCGCTTACGCCTGCCTCAATCCTGTCGATGGCAAGACCGGGTACCCGGCCGCCTGAGACACGAAAAAAGGGCCCGGCCGCGCGAACGGCCGGGCCAGCGGGAGAGAAAACCCGCTCCAAGCATAACCACCAGTAAGGGAGAGACCCCCAGGTGACATTCTCCAGGTCCCGCCGCCGCCGCGGCCGTCCCGTCCTCGAGGGCGGCTTCCCCGATGACGGCTACGACATCACCGAGGTCCTGCAGCGCGCCGGGCCCGCCGACTGGGACGGTTCCACGTTCGAGTGGGGCGGCGCGCCCGGCCCCGCCGCCGAGCCGCTCGCCCGGCTCCGCAGCCCCGGCCGCTACCAGCCCCCGCCCGCCCTCCCGGCCCCGCCGCCGCCCCGGCAGCCCGACTGCGCCGTCTGGGCCGTCCTGCGCGCCGGCGGCTTCGGGCTGCTCTGCGGCATCGACCGGTGGCGCATCCACTTCGACCCCGAGACCGCCCACGCCCGGCACTGTTTCAGCGCCCTCCGCGCCTCCGCGCACGCCGCCGGGTGGCGGCCCGACGCCTACGGCCGGTGGGCCTGCCCCCGCTGCGTGACGGACCCCGCCTGGGCCGCGCCCCGGCTGCCCGCCCATTACGACCCCGCCGTCGCGCACGCCCGCTCCCCCGGGGACTGGCCCGCCCGGCACTGGCTCGGGCGGCGGCGCCCCGTCACAGAGGATCACCCGGACGCATCCGCGGCGTGGGTCGCCCGCGACCCGGCCGCCGAGTTCTGGCTCGCCGTCGGGGCCGAGATCAGCGTCGCGATCCGGACCGCGGACGCCGCCGGCCACGGCAGGCACCGGGCAGGCGCGCGGTGAACGGCCCGGCCCGCACCCGGCCGCCCGCGCAGTGCACCTGCACGCACATGGCCGTGGCCACGCTCGCCGGGACCCTCGGCTGCCCGTACGCCTGGCGCGAGCTGCCCGGCGGCGGCTGGGCGCACGTCCTGCCGCCGCGCGTGCGCGGCATCAGGGCCCGCGAGCCCGCGCAGGAGACCTCATGACAGGGCCTGAACATTACGCCTGCGCCGAATCGGACCTCGAGCACGCCGCGCACGCCTCGGACAGGGACCGGCTGGACGACATGGCCTACTGGCTGGGACGCGCCCAGGTCCACGCCACGCTCGCGCTCGCCGCCGCCACGGCGCTGCCCGGCCAGCACCCCGGCGACTGGGAGCGGGAGATCTGGGCGTTCAGCCCGGAGGATGCCCCGGAGGTGACCCCGTGACCGGCCTCCGCAACCCGTTCCTCCCGTGGCTGTGGGTCGCCCTGGCCGTGAGCCAAAGCATCATGTGGCCGGTCGTGCTGCTGGCCCGGAGCTGGCTCGGCTGCCTGGCGTGGCTGCCGTGGCTGGCGGTCCTCGCCCTGCTGCTCCGCTGGGAGCGGGCGCACTCACCGGAGAAGATGTACCGGACGTGGCGCCCGTGACCGCCCTCGCCGGGCTTGAAAACGCCCGCGAGCAGGCCTGGAAAGCGTACGACACGATCGCGCGCGCCTACCCGGACTGCGAGCACGCCCGGGAGTGGAGAGAACGGGCCGCCGCGGCCCGCAGGGCGCACCTGCTGGCCATCAGGGCCTGCGACAAAGCCATACACAAGGGGGACACCATGACCGGCGGACAGCAGCTATGCCGCGCCCACCCGGACGACTGCCCTAACGGCCCCGGGCCGCACGCCTACCATCCGCCGGAACTCGAGGGACTGCCGTGCTGCCGCCAGCCCGGCGAGGAGGTACCACTCTGATGACCAGGTTCATCACGCCAGACGGCCAGAAGGTCATCAAGTGGGATCCGGGCGACCCGGTCGACTGGACCACCCCTGACTCCGGCGACGGCATCAGCCACGAGTACTGCGGCAACTGCGGCCTGGACCTTCCCTGCGGCTGCCCGCGCGATGAGCACTTCGGCAGCGACGCCGGCGCGCTCCCCGTCCAGCGCCGCGATGAGCCGCCCATTTCCTACTCGTACAAGGGGCCAATCCCGTGACCGACCTTGACGTTTACCAGCCACCCGGCGGCATCGGCCAGTACCAGGCCGGGATCGTCATGACACCCGAGAACGCCAAGGCCCTCGACGACCAGGTCCGCAGGTGCACCGAGGCAGTCCTCCGCGAGGGCACCGACTACGGCGTCATCCCGGGCACGAACGGCGAGAAGACACTCTGGCGCCCCGGCGCCCAGAAGCTCCTGCAATGGTTCGGCCTCGGATACACCTGCGAGCGCGTCGAAGTCGAGCGCGACGACGACGGGCGCAAGCACGGCATCACCTACAGGTGCACCGTCGCCAGGCGCCTCCCCGACGGCACCCTCGACATCAAGGCCACCTGCGAGGGAACCGCCGACTACGACGAGAGCAAATTCCATCAGACCGCCGAAGAGGTCCAGGAAAAGGCCGAACGCAACGAGCGCAAGTGGGCCAAGAAGGACGGCAGGGTGGCCGACCCGACCAAGTGGAAGAACCGCGGCGAGTACCGGGCGGACTGGAACGCGCTGATGAAACGGGCGCAGAAAAGAGCGATCGTCGGCGCCGTGAACGACGCCACCTCCGCCGGGGGCATCTTCGCCGACCGCGAGGAAGACGACAGCCCGGCACCGGGGGACGACGGCCCGGGCTGGTACGAACAGGCGCTCGAAGCCGCGCTCACCTTCACCGACACCGGCGCCGGGCGGAAACTGCACGTCGAGGCCGCGCAGGCCGCCCGCGACGGCCTGTGCACCCCCGGCCAGGCCGGCCACGTCCAGAACCGCATCGCCCAGCGCGCCAGGCTGCTCAAGACCGCCACCCCGGTCGATGTCGAAGACCTCGGCCGCTCCGGACCTGCGGCGGAGGATGACGCCCTTCCCGGGTCCGGGCGTGCCGACGCCGGGAACGAGACCCGGGCCGCCGCCGGCGAGGTGCGGACGCAGACGGACCCCAGGGCCGCTCGCGGGCAGGCTGCCTCTCCCCGGGGTGCGCAGCCGCCTCCGCCGCAGCCTGAAGACGAGCCGAAACCGCCGGGCCGCGCCACCAGCGGGCAGCTCAGCATGCTCGGCCGGCGGCTCGGCCAGCTCGGCGTCGGCGACGAGAACCGCCTCGGCACCCTGGAGAAACTCGCCGGACACGACCTCACCGCCCCGGACCAGCTGACGCAGGACGAGGCCGCGCGCATCAGGGGACTGCTCGACCGGTGCGGCGGCGACCGGGGCGCCCTCGTCGAGCTGCTCGCCACCGGCCAGCTGCCCGAGGCGGGTGACGGCGATGCGGGTGACGGCGATGGCTGACCCGCGCATCGCGAGCGCCCGCGACGGCGCCCGGTCCGCCATGGGCCGGGCCAGCGGCGCCCGGCCGCCCCGGTACTACGGCCCCGCCCGCGGCCGGGAAGAGCCGCCCGCGGTCACCGCGGCACGCGAGCGGCAGCCGGACGGGGACGAGCTGGCGGAGCTGGACGCCGCCCGCGGCCGGTACCAGGCCGCGCTCGCCGCGGTGCCGGAGCCGGATCCGCCCGCGCCCCCCCCCGTCACGGCGGCGAGCCGGTGCGGGCGGTGCGGGTACCTGACCGCCGCGGCCGGGCACCGGGTGACGTGCGGTGACTGAGGACCCGCGCGCCCGCGAGATCGGCCGCGTCGAGGACATGGACGGCGACGTGCTCGTCGTCGGCGTCAGCTACAACACGGTGACGTTCAGCCGCCCGGGCGCCCCCGTCCCGGTCTGGCAGCTCGAGTCGGGCCAGGCCGAGGAGTTCGGCCATTTGTTCGTCAGGGCCTGCTGGGAAGCGGGCGCGCAGGGCGGCGCGCCGTGAGCGGCTACACCCACGAGTGCCCGGCCACGGCCTGCACCCGCGAAGTCCGCCAGGACATGCTCATGTGCAGCAGCCACTGGTACATGGTCCCGGCGCCGCTCAGGAACGCCGTGTGGAACGCCTGGCAGGCCGGCGCCGGCGCCGGCACCGCGCGGCACGCCGCCGCCATCCGCGCCGCCATCCGGTCCGTCAACGAGAAGCTCGCCGCGAGGGGCATCACCAGCACCCCGGACGGCGCGCCGTGACCGCCGCCGCCTGGGCCGCCCCGTTCCTCGTCCTCGCTGGCTGCGCCGCGTACGCCGCCAGCGTGCTGCCCGGCCGGGAGCGGCTCGCCTTCCTGCGCCGCGCCGCCCGCTACCACCTCACGCGGCGCCGCTACGCCCGCCGGATGCGCGGGCCCCTGCCCGCCCGCGACCAGGGCATCGGCTACGACCGGCGGGCCTGGCTCGCCGCCCTGGACGCCTGGGAGGCCCCCGCCGCCCGCACCGAGAGGAGCCGCACGTGAGCTGGACAGATGACCTCGGCCCGGAAGGGCGCGAGGAGTGGCAGCGGTTCGTGCAGTTCCACCGCGAGCACACCGTCAAGGGCATCGAGTCCTCGGCGTACGTGATGAGCCTGGTCCCCGGCGGCAAGCCCGACATCAAGCTCGCCGCCGGGCTGGGCCTGGCCATCATGCCCGGCAAGCCGGTGATCGCCGTGGCCATGCCCGGCACGCCCGTCCCGCCCGGCCTGCGCAAGGTGGCCGCCGCCGTCATCGAGGGGGCCGACCTGGACACCGAGGCCGGTCAGAAGGAGTTCGCCCGCCAGCTCGGGGCCGTCATGGAACGCCTGGAGGGCCAGTGAGACCGCACGCCGTCGCGGCCGTCTGCCTGTGGGTCCTCGCCTGGCTCTGCGTCGGCCTCATCCCGGCCGCGTGGTTCGCCGCCAGGGACGGCAAGACGGCCGTGGCCAGGACCGAGCTCGCCATCGGGGTGGCCGGGGCGGCCGGGCTCGGCATCGCCGGGGCGGTGCTGTGGTGACGCGCGCCGAGCACCTGGCGTGGGCCAAGGAACGCGCCCTGGAGTACGCCGACCGGGGCGAGACGGCCAGCGCCATCGCGTCGCTGAGGTCGGACCTGGGCAAGCACCCGGACACCGCGTCATCGGCCAGGATCATCGATGAGCTGATGTTTCCGCTCGCGCTGACCGGCGACTTCGAGCGGCCGGCGAGCTGCGGAAGTTCATCGAGAGGTTCAACTGACATGACGACACGGAGAGAGCTGCCGGCCGGGGCCAGGGCTGAGGTCAGCGCGGCCCCGGCCGGGTACCGGGGCGAGGACGCCCGCGCCGCGTGGCGGAAGGCCCTGGCCGAACAGGCCAAGGCCAGGCGGCGCGCGGCGGGACGGTACGCGCGGCAGGCGGACCGGGCGGCAGGCGGACGGTACCGGGCCGGGATGAGCCGCAGGATGCCGCCCGGGGGTGATGACACTGCATGACGACACGGGACTGACAGCACGGCACCTGGCGCTAAGGCGTGATGCTGCCCGGCCGGACCGGGCCGCCAGGGCGAGGTCGAGATGCTTGCCGCCCGGCTTGCTAGGACGACCTCCATTCCGGGCCTAGTCCGGTGACAAAACTAAGGAAGCCGGGGGCGCGCTGGCATGCCGCGCACAACGCATGCCGCCTGAATTACTGACCGGCCAAGGAGACAGGACGAATGAGGAGTGGCACAAAACGCCGTCGACTGGGTGTGGAAGCATTCACGCGCTGTCAATGGCTCCCTCATCGTCCTGCTGGCTATAGCGCACGAAGCGAATCGCGACGGGATTACCGCTATGAGCGTCCTGGAATTGTCACAGAAAACGCGACTGAGTGAGCGGTCAGTACAGAATGCGACCGCGGAACTCGTTCGCCACCGCGAGCTTGCCATGCACCTGAAGGCTGGCGACCACGGCCGCAATGGCTACGAGGTGATCATTCCCAGGGGTGCAGATTCTGCACCCCTACCACCCGGTAGGGGTGCAGAATCTGCACCCCTACCACCCGGTAGGGGTGCAGAATCTGCACCCCTGGGCGTCACCCCGCAGAATCTGCACCCCGCAGAATCTGCACCCCTGGAGAGACATAACGGCAGGTCAGAGGGAAACCCCGCAGAATCTGCACCCCTGGAGATTTCCGACGTGTTTAAAACCAGTACAGGTATAGATGAGGTACAGGTTAAAGACGTGCCGGCGATCGCCTCGCGGCCTGACGTCGAGCGCCTCTGCGCCCGCCTCGCCGACCGCATCGAAGCCAACGGCTGCAAGCGCCCCGCAGTCGGCAAGAAATGGCGCGACGCCGCCCGGCTGATGATTGACCGCGACGGCCGCACCGAACAGCAGATTACCGCCGCAATTGACTGGTGCCAGGACAACGAATTCTGGCGCTCCAATATCCTCTCAATGCCTAAATTGCGGGAGAAATACGATCAGCTCCGTATGCAGGCCAGCCGCAAACCGGGAAATAACCGCCAGGCGGAAACGGACGAGCTATTCGGCGCGGCGATGAAGCGCGCCATTGCGAAAGAAGGCAGGAAATGACGCCGGCGGAGACCGTTATCCTCATCCGCTACGTCGCGGCCTGCTGCCCGCAGCAGAAGATCGACAGCTACACGCCCGACGCATGGCATGACCTGCTCGGCGATCTGGACCTAGCCGACTGCCGCGCCGCCGTAGCCGAGGTAGCCCGGTCGCGCCCGTTCATCGCGGCGTCAGACATCCGCACGCTGGTCGACCGGAAGAACGCGGGCAGCCTGCCGCACAGCGACGCGTGCCGCGGACGGAACTGCCGTGACTGCGTGTGGAGCTGGTGCCGCTGCACGTGCCACCACTACGCCATCGTGCGCGATGCCGACGCGCTGGCCATCGAGTCATGACCGAGATCCAGGCGGCCCCTGACGAGCTCGCCGCCCTCGCCAGGGCCGTGCGCCCCGCGTGGGACCACGACGTCCTCGCCGCCGCCCTGCTCGCCGCCAAGAGCGCCGGGTGGACGTGGGACCGCACCCTGGCCGAGACGGTGCGCCTGATGCGGGACCCGGACGGCTCCCCGTGGGACCTGCGGCGGGCCGCCGCGGACCCGTTCCGCCGGGCGGTGCCGCCGCCGGGGGCGGAGAAGCGCGGCGCGGCGCTGGCCCGCCGGCTGCTCGGCTACGGCGGCGCGCCGTGACCGCGGCGGGCGAGGTGCGGACCGTGTTCACCGACCTAGTGCACGGCCTGGAATGCGAGCTGGTCATCCCGCCCGGCGGCCGGGTGTACCCGCAGCCCGGCGAGGCGAAGACCGGCGTCGCCCACCCGGGGTGCCCGGCCATCGCGGACCTGGCCATCGAGCTGGATGCGTTCTGGTGCCGGGCCTGCCAGTGGAACGGGCGCGTGTCCGGGGCGTGGTGCGCGGACTTGATCCGCGCGGCGGGGCAGGTGACGCCGTGACCGGCGTCCTGGCCGCCGCCGCCCGCGCCGTCCTGCGGGCCGTCCTGGTCCTGGCCGCCGCCGCGTCGGTGCTCTGGGCGGCGACCGGGGCGCCGGGGCTGGCCGGGGCGGGCCGCCTGGCGGTGATGTCCGCAGCGGTCGGCGGTGCCGCCGCGGTGCTGGAATGGCTCCGGGAACGGCGCCGGAAGGGGGCGCGCGATGGGTGACGGGGCGCGCCGCATGTTCCGCTACACGGTCCCGGTGGATGACACGCCGTGGACCTTCGACCTGACGAGTGACCCGGTTCACGTCGCCAGCGGCGCCACGCTGGACGAGGTGGATTTCTGGGCCGAGTTCACGAGCGCGCCACGCTGGCCAGCGGGAATACTCCGTGTTGACCTTCTGATTTCACCGAGTGGTCGTTACCTGACCGCAACCGTGACCGCAACCGGAACGTGGCAGCCGTTCCCTTCCGTCGCGCGCAGCCCTTCGAGTACCCGGTCCATCACGTCCGCCCCGGCCCGCGGCTATTGATCTGCTCATGGGCCGTAAAGCAGGTTACGGGTAGCCCGGTCGTGGGTTTCCTGTCCTCTGCAGCCTTCGACGTGTACTGAGCACTCACCGAAGTCCGCGTCAGGGAAGGCTGTGTTCCATCCGAACTTTGGCAATCCGGCAGTTTCGCGCATCTCATCCACGATGCGCTGGAGCCGCCCGGCTAGCCCGATGGTCATCTTGTCATGCTGGGAGACGTGCCAGAGGTGACGGGTCCACCGGTCAATGTCTTCGGGATCAACGGAATCGGTCATCGCTGTCTCAGTCCTTCGAGTACCCGGTCCATGACGTCGGCGCCCGCGCGGGGCACGTCCTCCAGGGCGTGCACGTACACCTGCGTCGTGGAGATCCGGGCGTGCCGCAGCATCCGCTGCACCGTCTTCAGGTCCGCTCCCCCGGCCAGCGCGTACGACGCGCATGCGTGCCGCAGGTCATGCAGCCGCGCTGGCCGCCCGATCCCGGCCCGCTCCCGGACTTTCTCCCACTGCCGGTCGATGTTCCGCGGCTCGACCGCCGTCCCCAGGCCGGTGGTGAACACCAGGCCGAGGTCCGCCCACGCGGGCGCGGCCAGCCGCTGGCGCCGCTGCCCGGTGCGCCACGCGGCCAGCGCCTCCGCGGCCGAGACGGGCAGCGCGGCCGGCTCGCGTGACGCGCGGGTCTTCATCTCCCGGGCCACCAGCCTGCCCTTGCCGCGTTTGCCGGTGGCCATATCGAGCTCGCCGCGCTGCCGCTGGACCTGCAGCCCGGGCGTCCAGATGCGCCGCTCCAGGTCGAGGTCGTCCCAGCGCATGCCGAGGCCCTCGCCGCGGCGGAAGCCGAGCAGGAACGCGGCCAGCCAGTAGCACCACCACCGGTCTTCCGCCATCGAGACCAGGAGCGCGGACACTTCGGCCGGGGTGAGGATCTCCGGCTCGGCCGCGTGGCTCCTGGGCGGCTCGACCAGGTCTACGATGTTGCGGGCGATCCCGGCGGTCTCGTCGCGGATGGCGTCGGCGATCATCTTGTGCAGGATCTCCCGGCAGTACGCCACGGTGCGCGGCGACAGCGTCCTGCGCGGGCCGGCGCGGGGCTGCCGGGCGCACGGCTTGCGGGACAGCCGGTCCTGCCAGTCCCGCACCGTGTCCGCCTTCAGCCTGGCGAGCTCGATATGGCCGATGCCGTCGCGCGCGGCGAGGATGTGCAGCCGGGCGTTGTCGGCGTAGGAGTCCATCGTGGAGGCGGTCAGCCGCCCGGCCCGGACGTACTGGGGCAGGGTGGTGCCGGTCCATCTGGTGAACGCGTCGGCGACGGTCTGGCGCGGGTCCTCCGGCAGCCCCTGCGCCAGTTTCGCCTCGAGCTGAGCGCGTTTCTCGATGGCCTCGTGGCGGGTCTTGCCGTAGACGTACCTGGGTTTGGTGTCGATGCCGCCTTCGGGGGGGTAGGCGCGGGCTTGCCAGCGGCCGTCCTTGCGTTTCCAGGGCCTGCCTTCGCGGTTGGGCCGCGCCCCGGCCGGCTTGCCGGTCACGGCCGCTCTCTTGGATCAGCCGCGCGCGGCCCGTCAAACTCCATCTGGAAGTCGCCGCCGTAGCGGACCTCAACCGCGTCGAACGGCGACGAGCCGTCCTCGTACCGGAAGGCGAAGATCGCCGTGAACTGGCTGCGGTACTCATCGCCCTGATCGCTGTCGCGCCAGCCTTCTTTCGAGCCGTCCGGCAGGAAGGCGTACGTGCCGTATCCGTTGACCACGGCGCGGACAGGGCCGATGACGAGCGCCCGCCACTCCTCCGGCAGCGACTCGCGGAACGCCTCAACCTTCGGGCCGGGAGCGAGGTCACGGTCGTCGTTGGCGTAGTCCGACACGGTGACGATTACTGCGGCGTGCTCAATGTAACCCATGCCCGCAACACTACCCAGGATGGACATGGCTGGTCTAGAGTGGACTCCGGATGTCTCCATGTACCGTCAACGGTGGCGGGAGAACACGGGGGCCTGTCTCCGGGCCCCGGCAGAGGAGGGCGTGCGGATGGACAGGCTGGTTTGCAGCGATCCCCCGGAGGAGTCGTGCTCTGACGCCGGCTGCCCGGTGCACGGCGACGATGACGTCAATTACGTTCACCACCTTCGCGACCCCGAAGGCGATGAGGCCGCCCATGCCTGAGATTACCGACGTGGGCCCGGAGGCGCTCGACCTGCTGACGATGGCTGAGGTGGCCGGGCGGCTGAGGGTGTCGGAGAAGACGGTGCAGCGCATGATCCGGCAGGGCGTGTTCACGAAGCTGAAGGTCGGCGCCGGGGTCCGCATCGACCCGGCGCAGGTCATCGCCTACAAGCGGCGGCTGCACGAGCAGGCGGCCGCCGCCGGGGAAGGTGCCGCGCCCCGGGATCCCGGGCGGTGACGCCGGGTGTCCAGGGGCAGCAGGCGGCAGCAGCAGGGGCAGCTGGCGGACATGTCGCTGCCGCCGGAGCTGCGGGGCCGGCGGGGCCGGGGGAGGCGGGGCCGGGGGAGGCGGCGCCGCAAGCGCATCGGCGGGACGCCCCCGGCGCAGATGGATCACGCGACGGGCGGGAAGGCCCGCAAGAGGCAGCGGGAAGGCGAGGCCGCGATGCGGCGGGGCCGGCGCGGTGAGCCATGAGCGCCCTCTTCCAGGTCACCGCCGCAGACGTGGCCAGCACGAATGACGAGTGGTACACCCCCCGGTGGATATTCGGCGCGGCCGGGCTCACTTTCGACCTGGACGTATGCGCCCCGGTCGCACCCGAGTTCCGGACATGCCCGGCACGGCGGTACCTGACTGTGCTAGATGACGGTCTCACCGCGCCGTGGGACGGGCTGGTGTGGATGAACCCGCCCTACAGCAACCCGGCCCCGTGGGTCGACCGGTTCATTAATCATCCGTCCGGGCTGGCACTAACCCCGGCATCAAATAGCCATTGGCGAGGAAGGTACGTCAGGGCTGCTGACGGCATCGCCCTGATATGCGTCAGCGGGAGCACGCGAAACAACAACTACGGCCCTAGCTGGAATCACGTAGGGTTCGGCAGGCCGGACGGCAGTCAGGTCAGCTATCCGACCGCCCTGATCCTGGCGGCACGGGGCGATCTGGCGCTAAGCGCGCTCGAACGGGTGGCGACAGTCGATCCGTACGCGGGCGGTGCCTGGTTTGTGCGGCCGGGCAGGTAAGCGGCCGCCCGGAACGCGAAAACAGGCCCTCGCACGTCTGTGCGAGGGCCCTGTTCTCACCCCGGGAAGGGTCAGGCGTACTACGGCGGAGGCGGCCGGTTCGGCGCCCGGTAGACGCCGAGCGAGCTGGCGGCCAGTACCGCCAGCGACACCCACGGGTTGCCCGGCCCCCACGCCTGCAGGGCCACCGTCAGCGCCGCGCCGGCCACGGCGACGGCGAGCTTGCGGTGCCCGGCCAGCCAGGCGCGCACACGTTTCACCGGGGCCTCCCGCGCCTGGAATGAAAGGTAAAATAGAACACGAGTGCCCCGGCGGTGCGCTAACATCCCGGGGCTTGGCCACCACTTCACGGGAAGTGATGACGCTGAAGACCATACCTCTGGGCGGCAAGAAGGCCGTCGGCCGGGCCGCGCAGGTCGACGATGCCGACCACGAGCTAGTCGGCCAGTACAGCTGGCACATCTACGAGAGAGAACGTGAGGGGCGCCGCGAAGGCCCGTATGCGGTTACGTCTATCGGGCGCGGGCCCAGCAGGGTCCTATACATGCACAAGCTGCTCACCGGCTGGCCGCAGACCCGGCACGTGGATGGCAATGGCCTCAATAATCAGAGGTCAAACCTCCAGCCGATCCGCCCGGCCGAGCCAGGACTCTGCGCCTGCGGCTGCGGACAGCGCCTGAAGCGCGACACGGGGCGGCGAATACCGACCTGGGCGAAGGGCCACTACGGCAAAGGTGCCCGTTCTGCCAAGTGGAAGGGTGACGACGCCTCTTACGGAGCGATCCACGCCTACCTGCGCAAGCACTTCCCGAAGGCCGGGATCTGCGAGGAGTGCGGGCAGGCAAAGCGCACCGATTACGCGCTGATCAAGGGCCGCGAATACTCCCGCAACCGGGAGGACTACCGCGAGCTGTGCGAACGCTGTCACATTCGCTACGACGATATCGGCGGCAGCCGGTGGCGCGGAACGGCAACCGCGTCAGCGGCCGGCGAGCCGATCTGTGCTTGCGGCTGCGGAGAGCCAGCCGGATGGAATGCTCACACATCCCGCTGGCGCAGGTTCGCGCAAGGGCATCATACGAAAGAAGCTCAGCGCGGTAACTCTTAGTTACAATGCCACGCGACGGTCGCCGGGCCGTCGTCGACGCGGGTGAACGCGCACCCGTTGCAGTCGGCCGGGGTGCCGATGTCGTAGGACAGGGTGCCGTCGACGGTCTTGTGCCCGGCGCCGAACGGCGCCGAGCTCAGGTGCGCGACCCGCAGGTCCACGACCGGCGGCGTGTCCTGGACGCCTTCCCAGTCGCTGAAGAGCACGATCTGCCGGGCGGCGCCGGCCGGCCAGGTGCGGGATTCGCGGATGCCGCGCGGCGATGCGATGAGCCCTGATGGCATGTCGTCCTCCGTGGTTGCGGGGCGGGCTGGCGGGCCGGCCTGTGGCCGCGGCCACTGGCCGAAGTCCGTCGAGGTGCCCTCGTGGATGTTGACGTCGGCGCCGGCCAGCGGCGTGGTGCCGGCCGTCTGGTACAGCACCGCCCGCGGGTCGACGCGATGACTGCCGTCCCTGTTCAGCGGGGACCACGCGACGGTCTGCCAGGCCATGGCGGCCAGCCCCGCGTCGAGCGCCCGGGAGCACGCCCAGTACCCGCCGTAGGCGCCCACCTTGTACGGGCGCTTCAGCATGTTGATCGCGCGGAAGTAATCGGCGGCCGGCCCGAGCTTGACGATCGCGTTCTGCGGGGTGTCGGCCAGGTGCGGGGCGTAGTCGGGTATGTCGAAGTCGATGGCGAAGTACACCGTCATCCCGGCGGGGGCAGCGAGCGCGGTGAGCTGCCGGGTGGCCAGCTCGCCGTCCTTGCGCCCCTGGTCCGCGCCCCCGGTCACCGCGCCGGCGGCGTACTCGAACGCGAGGAAGACGGAGATCCCGGCGGTGATCAGGGCGTGCGCCTCGCTGGCGGTGATGTTCTTCCCCATCGAGGCGAAGCCGGGCTCGGAGTCCCATCCGATGTACCGGCCGACGGCGGTGATCCCGGCCGCCTTCAGGGCGGCGGCGGGCGGCCGGATCGTGGAGTAGTCGACGATCACGCGGTTTTCTCCTATCCGGCGGGCAGCCGGTAGTAGCGTGCCCACTTCGCGAATGACGGGGACGGCGGCGGCAGCATGCCGGGGCACCCCAGTCCCCGCCAGGTCGCCCGGGCGTCGGAGACGATCTGCACGCCGAGCAGCGTCGCCTTCCCCGTCGCGGGGCTGACGGTGATGGGCAGGCCCGCGAGGTCGGCGTTGAACTTACACGAGCTGGTGACGGCGCGCTGCAGTGCGCGGACCTGCTGCGCGAGGACCGCGTCGCTGGCGGTGATCCGCGCGGCGTTGCGGTTGCCGGCATACACCGCGTACCAGGTGCCGGCGAGCACCACCGCGATGGTGGCCAGGATGGTGCAGGTGAACAGGATGACGGCCCTGGACCCGGGCGGCTCGCGGTCACGGCTCACGGTCCGCCCGGCCTCCCGTGATGCCCGATGCCCAGCTCGGTCTCGACGTGGCCCAGCCGGTCGGCCAGGCGCCCCAGGGTGAGGCTGTACTCCTCGAGCTGCCCGCTGAGTTTCCTGACGGCCAGGGTGTTCTCCCGCAGGGTGGTGGCGGTCCGCCAGATGGCCCGGACGAGCGCGGCGATGCCGCCCAGGACGACGACGGCGGAGGCCAGGAACGCGGCGACGCTGCTGCCCTGGCTCACGGTGCCCCCGCTCAGAGGCTCACATGGCCTGTCACCTGACTGGTGTCACAAAGCCACATGACCGATTATCGTCCATCCGGCCGTGGTGTACACGACGCCGCCGGACGGGCTGGACGACCAGTGGCAGGAGCCGTCGGGCTGCATCCGGACCGACCTGGCGACGACCGTCTCCCCGGTGGCGTTGTTCGACAGCACGTCCCCCGTGCTGACCTGCGCGAACTCGGTGACCACGGTCACCGGGACCTGCGCGGCGGGCGATGTGAGCTGCCCGGTCAGCACCCCGGCGGCGTCCATCAGCGCGGTGCCGCCCGCCGCGGACGCGGGCCCGAACAGGGACAGGTGCGTGCCCGCGGCGTCGATCGACACGACCTGGGCGACGAACAGGAACGCCTGCCCGGCCCGCAGGTCAGCGAGCGTCGTCATCAGCTGATCCGGTCCAGGACCAGGGCCGACTGGGCGTGCACGATCGTGGAGGTGGCCGAGCTGGTGTTCTGCGCCCACTTGAACTGCATGTTCCCGGCCGACGCGGCGACGGCGAGGGTGCCGGTCATCATGACGCCGTGCAGGTTCCCGGCGCCGGCGGTCGCTGAGGAGGGGGTGTCGGTGGCGGTCTGCCCGTCGCCGGCGCGGGCGACGGACCCGGTGTTGTTCCAGCCGGCCCAGGTGTACCGGAACGTGGCGCTGGCGGGCACCGTCCAGCCCCATTTCAGGTCGGAGGACCCGGCGGTGCCGCCCTCGAAGTTGAGGTAGCAGCGGACGAAGTAGACCGCGCTGGCGGCGACGGCGACGACCAGCTCGCTGTCGTTGACCAGCGTCGTCGATGAGGTGACGGACTGGTCGGCGGTCTTGTACGCGGCGAGCGGGACGAACCAGCTGTCGACGTCGCTGGCCGTGAGGATCTGCCCGACGACCCAGCTGGGTACCGGCATTCAGCCTCCGTGATCGGTGAGAGGATGCGGGCATGGATGACCTGGCGGCGTTCGCGGCCGCCCGGCTGGACGAGGCTGAACCGCTCGCCGGCACAGAGCTTGACTTGCGGTTCATCAGGGCCGCGCGGGCGATCCTGGCCGAGCACGCCCATGAGCGCGGCCGGTCATACCTGGAGACGCCGGACGGTCCCGTGCAGGGCTGCGTGATCTGCGGCCTGGACGACGGCGTCGTGTTCCATGACGGCTGGTGCAAGACGGTGCGCCACCTCGCCGCCATCTGGGACGGCCACCCGGGCTACCGGCCGGAGTGGAAGCCGTAAGAACGCCAGCGAATTGCTGTCGAGTTTCCCCAGCGTCGGGTTGTCCAGGGTGAAGAACGACCCGTACTTGGACGCGTCCATCAGCGTCCACGTGGTCAGCCACGAGGACTGCACCGAGTCCCACACGTGGGTGATCCCGGCGATGAAGCAGTCTTTCGAGACGGGCGTCGCGAGGCCGGCGGGCCGGTGCCACACCTGGATGCGGTCGCCGATCTCGCGGCCGAGGACCTGCGGCCACAGGTTCCCGGGGTCCGCCGCCGGGTCGACCTGGAGCGACTCGAACCGGTCCTCGCCGCCCCTGGCGACGGCCAGCACCCACTGGGCCCAGTTCAGCGCGTCGCTGTCGTTCTGCAGGATCAGGTCAGCGCGCGCGTAGGTCCGGGGGAACAGGTACTTGGCGATGCTCGCGGCGTCCTTGACCTCCTGCAGGCTGCTGCTGCCGGCCCGGGTGGCCTGGATGTCGTTGCCGATCGTGGTGTCGTCGCTGGCCCGGCCGACGGCCGCGTAGGCCAGTTCGGTGCCGGCCGCCTGGACGGTGCCGGGCAGGTCCCCGAACACGGCCTGCACCGTGGCGGACCGGGCGTCGGTCAGCAGTGCCTGCCGCCGCCGGAACACGACCGCCCCGGCCCCGTTGCAGTACAGCTGGCCGATCTCGCTGTCGGCCGCGACCTGCATGAGGTTCAGGGCGGTGTCGCCGAGGGTGGTGCCCTGCAGCAGCGAGTTGCCGGTGTCGATGACGCTGCGCTCGGCGGAGGTGTACCACCCGGCGCGGGTCAGGATGTCGCGGACCCGGGCGCCGGTGTCCGCGCCGACCCCCTCAACTGACGTAGGCGGAAGGGTGATCCCGGCGAGGACCTTGAACGCGTCGGTGGCGGGCAGCGTCAGCTCGGCGTAGCCGCCCTCGTAGGACACCGTGGCGGGCAGCCACCCGTCGGCGAACCCGGAGTACAGCGGGTACGCGCCGGCCCCGAAATTGCAGCGGGACCGCACCGGCACCATGGCGGCGAGCTGGGTGACCCCCCCGGTGACGTAGGGCCCGGCGAGGTTGTCCGGGTCGAACCGGCCGTCGGAGTTGTCGAGCAGGATCGAGATGGTGCCCGGCTGATAGTTCCACAAGGGCCCCTGCAGTCTCGTCGACGGCCGGGTGATGGTGAACCCGAGGACCCACTGGCTGATCGGCGTCCAGGCGGTGGCGGTGCCGAGGGTGCCGGTGCCCAGTCCCGGCCCGGTGTTCAGGAAGATGGCGGTGCCGCCCTGCGCGGGGCTGTCCGGGACGAGGCCGGCCTCGACGATGATCTGCGGGAGGACGGGCAGGGGGCTGGTCACGGGGGCCTCCGCACTGTAGGCGGGCCCGTAGACGGGCGGGGTACGTCATCTAGGTCACTAGCGCGGCGTGACGCCCGGCGGGTAGATCCGGCCGCCGCCCTTGACGTGCGCGCCGAGGTACTCGGCGAGCTGGCGGCCGATGTCGCGGCCGTTCCCGGCGGGCGCGTGGATGACGACGGCGCCCGGCTGGAAGATGACCGTGGTGCCGGCGGCCGCGCCGACGGGCTCGGGGCGGCCGGTCCGGTTGCCGGCCAGCGAGATCCCGGGGGGCAGGTACCGGGCGGTCCGGCCGGCGTCGTCGTACCAGTTGAACGCCATCTCGTGCGCCCACGCCCGGGACGGGCTGCCGTACCGGCCGCGGATGTAGTCCTCGCCCCAGTTGACCTGCGGTCCCATCGCGGCCTGGCCGCCCTGTGACGGCAGCCACGCCGCCCGCGGCATCTTGGTGTAGGGCAGCGCCTGCGGAATGCCGGTGGCCCCGGAGCCGGCGTTGTACGCGAACCTGTTCCAGCCCGACTCCCTGTTCCACAGGGAAAGGAGGCTGGGCCCGTCGTAGGCCGGGCTCCAGCCGTACATGCCGAACCGGGAGAGTGCGTAGGCCTGCGCGGCGCGCGCGTCTCCCGAGACCGGGCCGCCGCCCGCGCCCGCGGCGCCCTGGGCCGCCCTGGCCGCGGCCTGCGCGGCGCGCATCGCGGCCAGCGCGGCGTTCGCCGTGGCGCTGGCGAGGGCTCCCAGCGTCGCGTCCAGCCGGCCGCCCGTCCACGGCGGCAGGCCCTTCACGGCCCCGGACCAGGACCCGGCGACGCCGCCTGCCGCGAACCCCGGGATGAGGCCGCGCAGGTGGTCGACGAGGCCCGCGTCCACCATCGGGACGGGGACGATGAGCTCGCCGCGCTGCGCGGCGATCAGCTGGTCGTCGACGCCGCGGCGGCCGCCCGTGATGTACAGGCCCGCGGCCGCCCCGGTGGAGGTGGGGGCGGCGCCGATGTTCTGCGGGCCGTGCGCGACCCCCGGCGTGATCGTGGTGCCGGTCACCGACCACTGGCCGGACCCGGTGACGTGGATCGCGGTGGCGATGAATTTCTCCAGGCTGAGCTTGTTCAGCCACGTGACGAGTGTCCGGACTTCCTGCCAGTACTGCTTGTTCGTGGTCTTGGCCGAGTCCAGCAGCGGCAGCCCGTTCCGGATGGCGGTCATGGCGGCGTCGACGCCGTGGCCGGACTTGTACGCCTGGACGGCCTGGCTGGCCAGGCCGGCGATGTAGGTGTTGGCCGCGGAGAAGCTGTTCCGCTGCGCCTGGGTCTGCAGCCCGACCGCGCCGCCGGAGGCCTTCAGCGCGGTGTGCAGCGCGGCGGCGTCGTTGGCCGAGGTCACCAGGGAGTTGCCGTAGGCCAGCTGCGCGGCCAGCGCGCTGTCCTGCGCGTTCATCAGGTTCGCGGTGGCCGTCGCGGCGGCCTGGACCCACTGGGCGTAGGACTGCGCCGCGGGCCACGCGCCCCTGAACGCCGCGGCCCCCGCGGCCACCGCGGTCCCGGTCCTGCCCGCGGAGCTCCCGGCGCCGTCCAGGGCCTTCTGCAGCGCCGCGGCGCCCTTGACGCCGGGGAACATCTGCGCGAACGCCTGCTCGGCGGCGTGCCCGAGCTTGCCCAGCCAGCCGGTGCTGTGCGAGACGGCGTCGGCCTGCTGGTGCTCCCACGCGACGGCCGCGGTGGTGGCGCCGGTGAGCTTGAGGATCGCGGTGGTGTCCTTCAGGAACCCGTCGGCTAGCGGCTGGAGCTGGGTGAGCAGCGGCGGCAGGTCGTCGGCCAGCTGCACGAACAGGTTGCCGAGCAGCTTGACGTCGGGCCCGGCACGGTCGGCCATGAACCCGAAAAACCGCTGCCACGTCCCGGAGGCGAACTCGGCGTCGATCTGGCCGAGCAGCCCGCCGAGCGCCTTCCCGGTGGCCTGCGCGACCGGCTGCACGTCGTGCATCAGGTGCCCGGCGAGCTGGATGCCCTTGCCGAACACGGCCAGGACCTCGGGCTGCAGCTGCTGCTCGAACTGGTGGTA